ACTTCTATATTCTGGGCCCTGATACAAAGTATGTCTATTTGCAGCTGCTGTCGATCTACCTAATGCCTGCGCAGCAAGTGTTGCAGATTCTCCGCCAGCGCCAAGACTGGCAGTTAGTGCATCACCGCCACCACCAATAATTCCTTTTATTGTTTTTAATACACCAGACATTTCTGGTGGATTATCGGCATTTCCCTGTTCAAAAATATTTGCGATCCCTGATAATGCAGTACCATCGTTAGTATTTTGAAAATTTTGTTTTGTTGTATTTTTAATATTTTCTGGAAGGAACAACTGAACAGTACCGACCACTTCCTGTGAAGGTTGGTCATCTCTGGATTTAACTTTTGTATATCCAGCAACTCGCCCCGAATATGCAGTAAACAATAAATGATCTCCGGCATTTGGGCCAGATTCAATTGGATAGGTGTAACCTGCCATATTAAAAATTCTCCTAAATAGTTAAATATATTTATAAAGGTTTTATTGATTGAAATGAGAAGATTTACATATAGAGGAAAATACAACCCAAAACACCCACAAAAATATGTAGGCAATGTTAAAAATATTGTTTATCGATCCATGTGGGAAAGAAGGTTTATGAAATATTGTGACGATAATCCAGAAGTCCTTGTTTGGTCAAGTGAAGAGCTCGTAATACCCTATTTATCTCCAATTGATAGAAAGATGCATAGATATTATCCAGATTTCTTAATAAAGGTAAAAAGAAACGATTCGACACAGACAGTTATAGTAGAAGTGAAACCAAAAAGAGAAACCAAACCACCAAAAAAGAAACAAAAAATTACACCTAGATATTTAAGTGAAATGAAAACATGGTCAGTAAATGAAGCAAAATGGAAAGCTGCAAATGAATTTTGCAAAGACAGAAGATGGGAATTTAAAATTATGACAGAAGATCAGTTAGGAAGATAATATGGCAAACTTCGCACCACTCTTAGCAAGACTTGCACAAAGAGGAATACAACCAAATACCAATGCAGCCAGAGAATGGTTCAGAAAAAAGGTAAGAGAAACTAGAATTAGTAGAAATGCACTTTTATCTGATTCCGATAGAAAGGCTGGAGGACTACAAGTTGGACATATGTATTGTTACAACTACGATCCAAAATTTGCGAAAAAACTACCATACTATGATGAGTTCCCTCTCATATTTGTGATAGAAAGAACTTCTAAAGGATTTGTAGGAATTAATTTGCATTATGTGTCTCCAAGAAACAGAGTTGCAATTATGAACGCATTAGATAAGACAGTCCGAGGCAGAAACTATGATGAGAAAACAAAATTAGCAATTTCTTATAATATCCTAAAAGGTTTGTCTAAATATAACATGATAAAACCCTGTGTAAAAAAATATCTATATGGACATGTTAAAGGTAATTTTGTTAAGATAGATGCAAACGAATGGGATATTGCATTATTTTTACCAGTACAAAAATTTAGAAAAGCAGCTGCATCCAAAGTTTGGTCAGATTCTGCAAGAAGATAGGATTAAAATGGGAAGTATAACTGACTTTGTTTCCGAAATTAATAAAACTGGGTTTTCCAGAGCAAATCGTTATGAGATGATGTTTGTAGTGCCAACCGCAGTAAACGGATTATCGCCAGGCCTAAGCAGATCTCTAACATATAGAATAGCATCTGTCAACCTACCAAGTAAATCAATTGCAACCACAGAAACCAAAGTGTATGGCCCAGTAAGACAGGCACCATATTCTACGACATATGACCAATTAACTTTTAGTATGTATCTCAGTAAAGATTTACGCGAGCGAAAATCTATGGAAAACTGGATGCATTATATTGTAGATTATGACAATCATAAAATAAGATATTTGAATGAATATAAGGGATCGATATATTTGGCAATTTTTGACGAACAGGAAAATCAAACAGCATCCTATCATTTCATGGAGGCATTTCCACTATCAATTGGAGAAGTTGCGTTAGCATATGCAAATGAAGATGTGGCGCAATGTCAGATAACAATGTCATATAGAAAATATATAGAAACCGACTCGAAACAGTGGCAGGCTGCTAATGGAAGTTATTATTAAGAGATAAATAAACAGAAGTATTATAATATTAATTTATGAGGAATAATTATGTTACCAAGAATTGATACACCCACGTATGAATTGACATTACCATCAACTAAGAAGAAACTAAAATTTAGGCCATTCTTAGTAAAAGAAGAAAAAATTCTTCTGATGGCACAAGAAGGAGATACATCAGAAGAAAAAATTGATGCTGTTAAACAGATTATAAGAAATTGTATTTTACAAGATATCGATGTAGATAAATTATCAACATTTGATATCGAATATATTTTCATCCAATTAAGATCAAAATCTGTTGGAAATATTATACAGCTAAACTATAAAAGAGAAAATTGTGCAGATAAGGAAGATGGGGCAGGGGATTGTCAAATACCTTTTCTTTTAAACTTAGACGATACTAAGATTGAAAATATGACACAAGATCACTCAAATGAAATAGTTTTAACAGATGATATTTCAATTTTAATGAAATATCCAGATTTTTCTTTGATGAATCAGTTGGTAGATGCAGAATCATACGATGATTTGGTTGAATTGATTGCTAATTGTATAGAGTTTATAAAAGACTCTGACGAAATGCATAATGTATCTGACTACACTAGTCAAGATGTGAAAGATTTTATTGAGAACTTGACACAGAATCAATTTGAGAAAATTAATGAATTTTTTGAAAATATGCCAGAAACAACTTGTGATGTAAATATCACCTGTTCAAAATGTGGCTTTAAAAAAGAAATGAAAGTGAGGGGTATTTCCGATTTTTTTTCCTAAGCTTAAATCATGAATCCCTGGCGTCTTTGTATAGGAATAATTTTGCGTTAATGCACCACCATAAATATAGTTTAACTGAGTTGAATGATATGATCCCTTGGGAAAGGGAAGTATATCTTAATTTATTGATTGGTTATTTAGAAGAAGAAAAAAGAAGAAAAGAAAAACTTAAAAATCAATAAGGAACTATAACATGACCAAAACACTCGAAACCGACAGCGTATTAAATAATGCAGACGCGAATGGAGATAATGTTATAAGCAATGATGAATTGGCGAGACACGAAAGAATGTTGAAAATTGAAAATGAAGATAAAAAAGAAGATCAAATCAGATCCATGGCATGGTTTGCATTGGCAGGCATGTTGTTATATCCGTTTGCGGTGGTGATTGCAGATTTAGTTGAATTAGATAATGCAGCAAAAATATTAGGTGACATGGCACCAACATATTTTGTATCAGTCGCAGCATTAGTTGCAGCATTCTTCGGCGCACAAGCATATACTAAAGGCAAATAAATGGCAGATCTTGCACCAGTAACAGAAAAACTGATAAAACAAAATCAAGAAGAACTAGCAAAGTCTGTAAAGGATGCAAGTACGTCCTTACAGTCTGCTGGTGCAAGACAAGCTCTTACAGAAATTGCATCTATTTTTGAAGAACAATCTGGAGTGTCAGTAAAAGAATTTAAACAGAGCAGAGATAAAATCACTGCACTGTCATCATCTTTGGATGAAATGGATACTGTATCAAATACTGAAAGAAAAATACTTGAAGATATTCTTAAAAATTCCCAGACAAGTATAAAAGAAAACGCAAACTTCAAAAAAAGCATTGGGGAATTAACATCAAATGCAGTTAAGTCTGGACTAGATGGTGTGGGCGGAATGTTAACTGGCGCACTTGCTCAAAGTCCTATTCTGGCTCTTGGTGCAAGTTTTCTTGGAGATCGTGTAAAACAATTTAGAGAAAGACGCGCAGCCGCCAAAGAAGAAGAAAATCAGAGAATAGAGAGAATAAAACAAGAAACCGAAATCGAGAAAAAAGAATTTGAGATTTTAAGAACCCAAATATCTAATGAAGATGCTATTTCTCGTTCTAATATAGATCAGCAAAAGATTCAAGAAGAAGCAAGATCCAGAGGTGTATCTGAACAAACTGTAATAGATGAAGTAAAAGATAATATTATCAGGACAGCTAAAAATGAAAAACTTTCAAATGATGCGAAAAAGGCAGAATTAGATACAATAGAAGATCTCAAAAAGAAATATGAAATTGAAACTGAAGTATCTAAACCAGAAAGTCCTACAGAAAACTTTAATGATAATATAAGTACACCAGAAACAACTGAAACGGATACAAATGCACTATTAGATATTGATGAAAAGTTGGGCCCCAATCAAGCATACTTAGAAGAAATTAGAGACCTTTTGCAATGGATGAAAGATAATGATGGAAATCCTACTTCTCTAGAAATAGAAGAAGCAAGAGAATTGAGAAGAGAAAGAAAAAAGACACTTGAGATTGAAAAGGCACAACTCAAAGCAATGCAGGGAATGGGTGCCGCCGGTTTGGGTATATCATCTGGTAAGGCCGGTGGTAATGAAGGAAGTTTATTAGATACGGTTGGTGATATTGGCGGGGGAGTTGCCGCGTTGGGTGGTCTTGCTGCAGCATTTAAAGTATTTAAAAAGGGTGGGTTTAAAGGCTTAATCACAGCAATTCCAGCACTTATGGGTTTATCTACTGCAATGGATGCTATTACACCAGATCGCGCTCCATCAATAGATGGGCCAGATGGCCGCGATGCAGCAAAAACAAGAAAAGCAAAACCCAGAGGAAGATTTGGACGAATATTCGATTTCGCAAAAAGAAATTTAAAAAAAGTAAATCCAAAATTATTACTTGGCGGAGCCGCTGCAGCAACAGCAGTGGGAGCGACTACAGCACTCACACCAAGTAACGATATAGAAACACCCAAATCTGCAAAACCAAGATCTGGGTCTGGTGGATTGGATAAGGCAAAAGAACTGATATCTAAAAAAACTAAAACTGCTGTTGCGGCTACCAGTGCTGTTGCATCAAAGGCAGCAACTCCTGTCAAGTCTGCTGCTAGTACAATTAATAAAAAACTTGCAAAAACTATTTTAGCAAAAAGGGGAGCAATGATGGCCGCGAAGGCGATCCCTGCTATCGGAGCGATTGCAGGAGCAGGATTTGCATTGGGAAGATTATTTCGTGGTGATTTTGTAGGTGCTGCAGCCGAAGCAGGTGGTATATTAGTGCCGGGCCCAATTTCAGCTGCAGTAGACATTCCGATCATGGTCAGAGATACTTACAATGATATGTATGGAACAGACGATAATAGATTTCCATTTGAAAGTGATGGAATCACTAAACCAGAAATATTTAAAGAAAGAACTGCCGCTTTGGGAAAAATGGCAAAAGAAATGATAACTGGCACAGATGATAATATTGAGAAACATAACAAAAACGCTTCAGAAGTAGAAAGAAGTAATATAAGTTCAGAAATCACAGATATGGAAAGTGAACTGGAAACATTATCCAACAAAAGCAGACAAAACCGCGGCGACAGAAGAAGAATGGGCGAGTTAAAAAGAAATATAGAGGTCAAAAAAAATCGGCTGGCGGAAATTACTCCAGCACCAACCGATAATAATATTGATAATTCTATACAAAATGTTGCATCTACGCAAGCAGAACAAAAACTTCAAGTTGCAAATGCAATGAACGGAAATGCATTAGATAATCAAGCTTCCGCAGCTGCTGCTAATGTGGTTGTCGCCCCTACTACAAATAATTCAACCAATGTAGTAAATAATAACAGCACAACAAATACAGCAAAACCAGAAGTAAGACATACGGATATGTCTATAAGAAATATACATGCTGGAATTGGTGCATATTAAAACTTATATAGTTGGATCGTATTGTTCTCCATTGTAGCCAGGATATGTCTGTCCATCATGAACACCAGAGTTACACCCAACTACAACAACTAATAAAAAGAATACTGACCACAAAGCAACCCTTTTGCTCCACATCATAAATGCATCAAATGTTTTTTCTGCTTCTTGTTGCGCTTGTTCTCTAGGTGTCATAGACTAATGCCAAAACATGGCAACCAACTTTGATTACAGTACTGAGCATAGTCTTCAAGCCCTACCATCGCCATAAGTGCTAAAATTGGAACACCTATAATCATAAATGCGATAACTAGAAAGGCTTTGCCCAAGTCTTTAGTTGTACAATAGTTTGTTTGTTCACTCATGTTCGCCACCAACACCGCGAGAGTTAATTACATTATCACGTACAAACATTTTTGGATTGCGTTTTGCAGTTTCAAATGTTGCTACTGTGATTGCGACAGCGGCAAGTAACAATGCATGTAGTATCATGCTAAAAATTCCTGCCCACATACTACCTACGATGATAGCAAATACAATACACCACATCCATGCTAATACTTGCATAATCATATGTCGTGTGCTGAAGTCTGGAATACTACTCAATGGATTGCTTTCGTGATCCATTACTACATTCCAACAATTATATATCCATTCTCTCATTGATATTACCTTTCTAAATATTACTCTTCTGTGGGTTCGCCCATAGTCTGTAGATACGCAATAATGTCTGCGCGTTTTGCTTCTTTTTTCTCTTTAAAGTTCATTTTAGTACCCTTAACTAATTTTTTAGAATTAGTCAACCAAGCGTCCATCAATTCTGGTGTCCACTCAGGGTTTTCTTCTGCCCATGCAAGAAACTTTTTACTATATCTAAAGTCTACCTGTGCAGTACCTCTTTGCATAATATTCCAAAGATTAGGCCCAGTTTTATTCTTGGCACCCTCTTCTATACTGTGGCAAGAAGCACACTTCTTGAAGCCACGTTCTCCTTTATCAGAATTTCCTTCTGCAGATGCAGTTGCAACATATAACATACTCACTAGAAATCCTACAATAAATGTCCAAATTAAAGCTTTATTCATATCCTATTTCCTCTTAATCCAAAAAATAAACCACCTACCCATAACAACACATGGAGATTGTCATACAACAATACATCCATAAAACTTGCAGGTTCGCCAATCCATATAACACCTGTCATTATACAACACATAGTTATACCACTAAAACGAGTTAGTGCATCTCCTACATCGGGTATATAACATCTTTTCAAGATAGGCAACCACGGCTTGGTCAATGACCCTCCAATAATCAGGCCGATGCCTGCGCCTAGTTCTCCAAACACCACAAATGTCCAAACCACAAGTGGTAGACCCCAATCCGCTGCCGTTTCAGCATCTACTGGCCATTTGTCCAATCCTTGTTGGATAAAAACAATAGCTAAAGGAATCCGCCATAACCAATGACTTAAACAAAACTCTGGAATTCTATTTAACATCTTTCCCTCTCTTCATTTCCCTTATATTAAAAAGTTATTTATCATCAAGCTTTCCAAGTTCTGTCATACACTTCTTGGCTTCCTCGTAATAACCCATTCTTGCGAGCTCCGCTGCCGCTCTCGCATATCCAATTGTCTGCGTATAACGATCTAGTGCCGACCACAATCCAGATAATGGCGAGAAGACATAATTGCTTACCAATGCTGTCATTATACCCACCCCTTTAAATTTGTATTTGCATATCCGACAAGTTCTTTCTTGTCTCTGTTTTCTTCCATGATATCTTTATAATGCTTTTGTGCAATATGTCTAATATCTCCACGACTAATTCCAATATCATTTAAATCATAATCTGATAATCTTGATAATTCATTAATAGTGCTTTTTCTTGCCGATTTTGCTTCGTGGCGAGTTTGCCATGAACCATATAAGTTGATTAATACCCCTAACATTTTTTTTTCCTTTCATGTGATAAATGTGTGTATCCTATACATTAGTATATAGTGTGTAATCACAGAAAAACAAGGGTTTAAGCAATCTAAAATAGGTATTCCCGATATGCATTTTGTGCAACTCTAGAAACTAAAGGGGTAGAAATTTATTCCTACCCCAGCTCTAGTATTGTACCTAGTCTTTTCAATGCGAGTCTAACTCAGCCATCAGGGATATTTATCTAGTATACCCTTCTTATTTATCACATCTCTTCAGCAAGACGTTCAAAGTAACCAATTGAATCGTCTTCATCATCTGAAGATGAACTCTGTGGTTCTGGAGAACTCTCAGCATAACTAGGTGCCACCTTCTCTTTAAAAGAAGGTTTACTGAATGTTTGAGTCGGTGTTGACTCATCCATATCATAGTCTGCATTTGTTGATGGAGCAGTTACTCCAAGAACACGATCCAAACGTTCTTTAATCTGTTCATAAGATTTAAAGTTATTTGGACTTACAAACTCTTCAAGAGAGTGTTGTTGATTATAAATTGTTTCCAATTCAGCATCGTCTTGTGACAAAGCACTAGTTCTATCGAACTCTGATTTGTCATAGTTACCATATCCATCAACAGTACGATACTTCAGTTTGAAGTTTGCACCTTCCCAGAAATCAAATGGGTTGATTGGATCTTCATCTTCGAACTGTGGACGCATGATATCGTTCAGCTTGTCAAAGATTTTTTTACCAAATGAATAGAGGAATACTTTTCCATCATTATCTGGATTTGCTGGATCTTTCACCACATAGATATTCGAAATATATTTCAATCTACGTTTACGATCACGAGCAAGGTTTTGATTCTCTTGCGAACCAGTTCCCCATAGTTCTGTATTGCTTTCACAGACAGGACATGGTTTACCAATAGTAGTAAGACAGTTATCAATCAACCATCCGCCAGGGCCTTTAAATCCATGATTAAAGATACGAACCCATGGCAAATCCTCACCATCAGTTGGTGGAAGAAAACGGATTACTGCATAACTGTTACCAGTCTTATCAATAGTCGGTTTCCAAAAGCGATCATCTTGTGATGATGAATTTGATTGTGGTTGTGATGTTTTTTCTAACTCTTCAGCAAGTTTACTGAAATTGTTACGATTCTTTTTAAGCGATGCAAAAGACATATTTTTTTCTCCTAATATACGTTGTATGCGTTTTTGTATTGTTTCTAATATAACATTTTATGCGTTGTATGTCAATAAGTAAATTAAATATATTTACCATAATTTTCATAATAATCCTCAATCAAAAGAGTCTTTACGACCCCAACATAATAATCAAGTTCCACATCCAAAAAGGACATGTACTTTTCTACCTTCTTACGATACTCAGGCCAATAGGTAGTATCGTTTATTTTAACTCGTTTTAAGAAACCAAAAATCTTCTCAAAGATTACTAAGGTTTCCAAGCATATCTCACCTTTCTGTTCCAACTGGACAATGAAAGGATAATTGTTTCCAACCGATTTAAAAATGTTTGGAAATTCTATATCACCAGATGAAGCCTTGGCAAACAAAACCTCACAGTCAGACTTAAAAGTATACCTTATGCTATGTATACGTTTTTTCCAAGCTTTGTGGATTTCACTTGACTCGGAATCTAAAAGATACTTAGAATGCATATATTCATTACGATGTATTGCTAAGTTTCCTTTATCTGTCACATTTACAAAGACAGAAAGAAGAAACTCTTCTAAAGATTTTTTATCATATCTTCTAGATAATTCTTCAAAAGTTTTCTTATCTTTTCTATTAAGATAGGTTTCTTTTTTGGTGTTTGTAGTTCCATACTTTTTATAATCAAGTTTATCGGCAAAATGGTGTTTCATTGCCAAGTAAATCTTAAAGGCTTCAAAGTCATCTATTTTTCTACTAGACATGTATCTCATAGGGGCAAACGTTCTGTAGACTTGCGTACTAAGTTTAATCCCTCTGCTTCAAATTTGATTTTTTCTTTGATAAACGAACTCAACAATGGAGTTACATTTTCTACTTCTAGTTTATTGATCTCGCAATAGTGCGTGATTGTTTCGATGTAAGACATTTTCATTTCGCTTACAGTCTTTTCTATTTCATCACAAAACTCTTTTGAACTTTTTAACTTTAACATACTATCTCCTTTTACGTTATAGCGCATATTATTAGATTATACGCTATAACGCAAGTTTTGTCAAGAGTTTATTCGGATTTCCAGAGTGTCAATGCACCCCAAGCAATAGCGGCCCACGCTGCTAGTTCGACAAATGGATTTCCCATCAGTACGACTACTCCCATGGCAATTAATAATGCGCCATCCCAAGATGTTCTTTCACTCTTCCGAGCCATAACCCAATCTTTTAACTTAGTAATCATATTACCTCCTTTCGTTAAGTTAGTTTCTAGTACAAAACATTAAGAATTTAATGTTTCATTTAAATCTGCTTCTTTACATAAAAACCCAGATGCAGTTCCGTCTGGACTATACATATCAAAATGTACTAACATATCTGCTTTACTAAATCCATTTCGATTCCATCTATACGGAAACACTATGAATTTACTATCATTTGAACGAATATGAATTTTTGAATTTGCTTGCGTTTCGCCGCGTTGTTGTCCAAAAACAAAATTACAAGTAACATTTTCAAACTTGGCAAGTTCCCATTCTGCAATCAATATTCTATTCGAAGGATAATTTGGAAACGGACTCGAAGATGAATACTCCACATTATGACCCCATAATGGAGCTTTTCTATCTATCCAACCAGAGGCAGTTACAGATATATTGTTTGCTCTAGTTGCCGAGATGATCGCAACAAAAGTCTGTGGCTCCGCGCTTTCATTTGTGTACTTTATGATACCCTTTGGATTAGAGACATTTATATCTGCTATACTATCATCGTCAAAGTCTATTCTAAGGTCTAAGTAATCTGCTGGTGTATAGTTACAATCTATTTTTATTTTCATTGTTGTGCCGGGGTCGATAGAAAACCTTTTTGAGATTATTGTATCTCCAGTGCTCATTTGGCCAGTTCTCTCAGACATCCAATACTTATTACTTTTTTCTGCAGATTTCCTCTGCACACCAAATACATATAACTGTCCAATTCCATAGGTTCGTTCAGAAGTACCATAAAATGGAATGTATTCCAATCCTAAGTGGTCTTTAATACCCAAGCGAATTCTATCGCTCACTAATCTTATAGTTCTAGACATTTCTTTTCCTAAAATTGATTCTTATATTCTTCTACCATATTTATCAGGTCGCCGATGTGTGCATCACGCTTTGAAATAAACACTTCTGGTTCATCCTTATCTGCGATTGCCGCAATAATTACAAGACTATTTATAGGCATTTTATATCTCTCTTCAAACATAACTGCATATCCTGCAGCTTGACGGAAATATTTTTCTAACTTACCATATTTATCACCGACCATAGGTTGCCTAGAAGTCTTAAAGTCGATTACGGACAACTTACCATCAAAATCTGCTACACAGTCTACAGTGCCTGCTAAACCAAGATGGTCAGAGTACATAGGTTTCTCTTGTGCATAGATATTATCAACACGATTATCAAGAACAGGTTTTATCTTCAAAAAAGTCTCTATGTCAAATGGCATAGTCTTTTCTGTTTTCCATTCTAGATTATTTAGGTGGTCTTCAGCCATTTGATGGACACTAGTTCCACTTCTTGCTGCTTGTGTTGTTATTTTGTTTGCAACTTCCGCACCAACTCTCCTTCTCCACTCTGCAATACCCTTTGCGGAAAAATGTGAGAGAACAGTTGTGATAGATGGATACTTATTTCCATCTGGTGTTTCATAAAATCTTTTGCCATTTTCTGTAACCCTTTTTAAAGTGTGGGTTGGCAATTCAACATCTACATGATTAAACATTTTTTAATTCCTATTTTAAGTTAAACCTCATCCTCCAGCTCAACTCTTCCTTTCTGTCCACATTTCGGGCAATACCAATTACCCCTATCAATTTTAAAATTACTTCTCATTACTGCATAAGTAAAGTAACACTTACACTGGACACAAGTAATATGAAAAATATATTCCAAGTGCGCCGAGAAACTCATATCATTCTTCTTCCTTGAAACCCATTTTCAGAAGTTTTATGTATTGAAACATATCTTCTGAAAATGGATTATCAATTCCTAATTGTCTATCCACAATTGCTTCCAAAACCATATTCATAAAGGCCATTTCCTCATGTAGGCCTTCATCTGTAGATAAAGGAAACTCATAATCATTCGTAAGTTTATCAATAACATCAATCATAACATGATGACAGATTTGTTCAGTCTCAGAACCATTGGCCAAATAATCATTGATAGAATCAAGATCAATATGACCACTCTCTTTCTTTGCACCAAATAATTCTGTTGCATCTATTACGACATTTGTTTCCATTAAGCTATTCCTAATTCCAACTTGTTAATTATATAGTCTTTAACCAAAGCACTTCTGACAATATCATCTTGGCCAAATTCAATGAATGCGAATTGCGGCATATTTTTAATAATTTTCATAAAATCTAAAACGCCGTCTTTTTCGTCTTTCCATCTGAAATCAGACTGTCTGAAATCTCCACAGAATAATATTAAACAGTTTTCTCCCATTCTGGTTATCACTGAATCTAATTCATGAAAATTCATATTTTGACATTCATCTACTATGATTATACTATCGTAAAAAGTTTGTCCTCGTATAAAAGATGTTGAAGTAAAGTTAATTAAGTTATTCTTTCTTAGACTTTCATATGCAGTGCCACATTCTAATAATTCATTCACTATTGTCTTATATGGTGCTTCATATGATTCTATTTTTTGTTTTTCGGTGCCAGGCAAAAATCCCATATCTCTAGTAGGAACTACACTTCTTATAATTTGTATTTCTCTGTACATAGATCTGGAAGACATTAATTCTCTCAGCGCAAGATACAGCGAAACGAATGTTTTTCCTGTTCCTGCTACTCCATGTAGAAATAGGTGGTGGCCATCTTCAAAAGCGTTAAATACTTCTTGTTGAGATGGTGTTGCCGGATAAATTCTTTTTAAATCTGAACTCCTGTTATCTAAACCGATGAATCTTTTATTTCTATTAATTTTACTTTTTTTGGATCTTTTGCTCACGCCAGACTCCTTACTCTGTTAGGGGAAAAGACATGTGAACTTATACCTATTTACGAACCGACCTCTCTTGTAAACTTAGTTTCATTATATGTTTTACCCATAGATTTATCGAAGGCTTTATCCAAAACCTTTTCCTTAAACTCTAGTGGAACTTTCGTGACGCCCATGGCGACAGGATCAGCAACCATAGGAGCTTTGGTGATAATCTGTTTTAATTTTTTGGGTTGAGAGCATTGTGGACAAGAACCTTGTAGGACCTCATCTCTTTCAGAAATTTTACACGAATGTTCATATTCGTGATTGCAATTTGTACATCTAAATGTGTATAGTGGCATTATAACCTCATTTCACTATTATAGATGTTAGGCATAAATTTATATTCAAATATACTTTTCCGTTTTTGATTACTCAATATAGAAATACATAACGATACTAATATATATGAAACATTAATACCTAACATCCGTGTTTCACGCTAGTTTTAATCTTTATTAGAAACAAAAGAATACAATTCTTTAGCCTTAACCATAAGTTCTTCCATAGAGTACATTTTATATGCATCTTGGACTTCTTCATAAGTTTTATTACCCTGCTCGTACATATCGTTCATCAACTGAACATTCATATGATATTGACTATCCATATAGTCTTTAGCAAGTTTAAGCATATCTGCTCTAATTTCAAATGGATTTTTGTTTGCCATTATTTCATTCCCTTCACAAACGCATCACCAGTTGCATTTGCAAAATCACTCATAGATTTTACTGCAATTTTTGTGAATGTTGTTTGGGCTTCAATAAAGGCCTTTAGTGGCGCAGACAAAGTTTCGTCTTTCACTAAAGTGTCAACCATTGTTTTCTTTGTAGTCTGGATATGGTCAATCCAGTAGTTTGTTGTCCAATCATTAATCATGATTCTCTCCTGTGTGTTTGTGTTGTGTAGTTTACATGCATAGATCTTCGTATTTGGTGGTATGAGCTCTATGCTTACTCATATCAAGATTATTTTCAATTCTAAATACAAATGAAAATAATTTATTTAATTTTTCTTTCAAGTTGAACAATTCTTTTCTCCATCAAATCCATTTGATATGCTATGTTAGGATATTTATCTTTCCATTTACTTTCTGTTTGTAAAATCTTGAAATCATATCTTTCAGCGGCCCAGTTATAAACATCTTCAGTTTTCTGAAAAAACCATTTACCTAATCTAGTATCTTCAAACCACTTACTTGTTGCACTACCGATAATACTACCAGCGATGGCCTGTACCAACCAAAACCATATCATCATTTTCTAATCTCCTTATATATTCCTACTGGACATGTTTGCCAATCCCATATCCAATGTCTTTCTGGATACATATTGTAAAATTTACTATCTTCTTTGGTTGATCTATAGTCACATATTCGCACGAACTGTTGTTGTC